GTAAGTGTCGTACTCAAGAAGACTTTAATGATTATATCGAAGTTTTCTGTAGAGAGAATATTAGTGTACAACAATTATTATTGAGTAGAGGAGTTTGTCTCCCTCTTTATGAAACATATAATATTCCAGGACTCGAATCTTTTATAAGATACTTCTTTGAGAGATATAATCACGTCCCTTTTGAACTTTTAAATGCTTGGATTTACTATACTATAGTACATCTCAATATAAATTATAGCGATGAAGAACTGAGATCTTTATCGTCAAACGTGTGGACTTACAATTTCTTCTTAAATTTTTCTTTTAAAGATTTTGAAATGAAAGAAGGAGATTGGACCTACACATTGGATGTAGAAGGTCGCTGCCTTGAAGCTGAGGATAGGCAGAGACTAATTGATGATTATAATTCTCTACCCCAACGTCTATTAAGATTTTTCACAACCCCCTCTTTCACGCGTACTTTGCTTTTGTGCGCTGTAGCTGTAGGAGGGTGTAGTGTGTTAGGCAATACTCTAAGAAGATCCCTAGCTATGTGTGGCACTGCTATAGCAGCTTTCACGGGGGAACTTCAAGGAAAAGATTATCAATCATCTTTCCTTAAGAAGCCAAAGTCACATACTTCAGTTCAAAAAGGCAGGACTTCTAGAGTCTCTCTACAAGGAGGGGATCTAGGATGTCTCAGTCTTTCCCGTTCCTTAAATGCTAATGTTTTTGATATATCTGTAGTTAATGATGACTATGTAGTAGATTTAGGTTCAGGAACATTTGTCAATGACATGGATTTTCTATTTCCTCTTCATTTCATAGATAGCATTAAGGATTTTAAAACCAATTGTGGAGATGGTTACATAGTACTCTCACATGCCTCAAAGTATGGTAAAGAGATACCTATAAGTGACTTTTTCTCTAATATGCTTAGCTATGATGTTAATTGCGAGCATTTGGCTATAGCTAGACTTAAATGTATGGCTTATAGTAAAAAGAATTTGTTGAAGTATTTTGTTACAGAAAATGATGTTAAACATCTTCCTTCTGTAGATTTATCAGTAATGGTTTATTTAAATTCTTCAGGAAAGATTCCTTACATCTCTACTGCCAAGTTAGATAAACTAGATTTTTCTGTTATCAAAATGGCTAGGGGGATACACTACTCCGCTGATACTCGTAAGGGTGATTGCGGAGTGCCTATCTATGTTAGGGATCCTAGATTAGCTGCTAGGCGAATACTTGGATTTCATGTTGCTGGTTCTACTCGCACATGTTCTAGTAGAAATGCTTATGCATGTCTAGTCACTAGGGAAATTATTGAGAAATTGGTTTTGGACTTAAATGCTAATGTCGAGTTACAAGATGGTGAAGCGTCAAAAGCCACTATCATTGGTCCTTCTCCTAACGGCCACTTTCATAGTCCCTACAATGTTACTGCGATTGTAGCTTCTCCACTCCAACAATCTA